TGACTTCAGAAAAGTAAATGAGCACCCACGACCAGGAAGACAAAAGACAATCGATTTGCCCTTCATACGTTCCTTAATCGCATCGTAATCCCACTCTGCTTCCTTGGGTTTCGGTGCATTAGCCTTCAAAGTAAATCCTTTTGCCATAAGAAAAAATAACCTTCAGATCAATTTTAACAGTCTATATATGCTCTTGTCAATGGGAACTATCCAAAGAGACTTTCCGGTTCACCATAAGTTCTTCATAAGATAAATCATCAATTTCATAGGCTGTATGCATCAAACCTACCATGTTTTTTAAGGTCCTCCAAGTAACATCAAATTCCTCTTCCTTGATAGAATGAAATAAACAACGGTCCTTTGCGTATATGTGATAAATCTTTTCCATTATACTACTCTCCCATAATGATCCTCTAAACGAACAATATCATCCTCCTCACATACCCCTATCTGCGTCTCAATCACTGTAATACCATTCTTACCTGCCTTGAGACGATGTACTTCCTCCTTACCAATAAAAACACTATCACCAACCTCTAAGGTCCTTACAGTGTCCTCGTGAATTAATTCTCCACTACCCTCAACAACTATCCAATACTCTTCCCTATGGAAATGATATTGGAGTGATATTGATTGATTTGGTGAGATAATAATTCTCTTTACCTTATACTCAATCTCCTCTAATAAGTTCTCAAATAACCCCCATGGGCGCAACTCTGTAGACATAAAATTTTTCCGAGAATTTTTTTTACCTCACTGCATTATATATCAGCACAAACAAAAAACCGACAGTGCCTCCGAAAATCGTAAAGCACTGCCGTGGATACCTTATTAACCATCCTGCGAAGACAACCTTCCAGAAGTTCCAATAAGGATTATTTCTTCTTGCCACCTTTCTTTAAAGTCCTCTTGTCAGGTCTCGAATAACCGTTTGAGTGAATCCATTTGACACCCATTTTTTACTCCGGGAATTTTTTATTAGATTGATATTTAGAGGTCGATTTGTCACCTCTGTAGGTTAGGAAGGACCCAAAATCTTTATAACCCCCCCGTTACGCCCGCAGGGCACATAACCGCAACCGCACAATAACTGCCAATACGCATAACGAATAAGTCTAACATAAGGGTGCCAGAGTGTCAACCCCAGCACCCACAGTTAGTATCAGAACTCGATCACATCTGCAGTGGGTTCAGCATAAGCAACTGCCTGCTGATTGTCTTCGATAAGAGTATCGAGGATCTGCAGAATGTCGTTGCCAGTGTTAGCACGATCGAGCAGAGAGAACATCACGGTTTTGGACATAATAACGAAGAAGAGTGTTAGTAACTGTGTGTGAGTTGAGTATGTTTAATGACCCCTAAGTTCACAGGGTCACTGATGTTAACTGTGCAGTTGTCAGTTAACTGCAAAGACCTCAGCACAACTATCAATACCCTCCTGCTCAATGTCGGAGACGATAACATCGAGGATCGACAAGATTTCGTCACCAGTGTTGCCTTGTGCCAGCATCGAGAAGATAACTTGCTTGGACATAATGTAGTCAAGAGTAATGTGAACTGTGTAGCCTTTGAGAGTGCCTAGTTTATACTCATACGACATGAGTTGGTGTTACTTAAGACTCAGAGATCGTTAAGCACTTCGTTGATTTCTTCGAAGTCTACTGCATCAGAATCCCAACGAACATTATCACGAGTGGTAAAGTAATCTACGTTGAACATGCACCGAATGAACTTATCATAAGGAGTCTCATTGTCACTGCAGAACTCTACACATGCCTTAGCAGTGTTATAGAGATACTCATCATTCTGAATCCACAGTGCTACATTCCAGGTCTCATAGTTAGCATAACCGTTGTAGGTCATTTCGAGAGTGGTAGTCATCTTGTCGGTTTCAGTGGTGCTCATACTATAGGTACACTTTGGAGGTGAGTAACTTTGAGACCCTGAGAATCACCAACGATCGGGTGTGCTCAGGTCCTCAACATACGCACTACACTTCTCGGCAGGTTCCAACTTAAAGAGTTTCTCCCAGTCCATTTGATGAGGATCGAAGTCTGCGAAGACCTCAAGATCTAGGGTTACACGATAACGAACCTTCTGTGCTTGTGAGTATGCAACTGACATGGTGTTCTCCGAATGTGTATGTGAATACTATAGGACTTCTGAGAGTGGATGTCAATGGGGTGTGGGTATTTATTTGCGATCCTTATAGGTGTGGGGAGTTGTGTGGGGGTTTTGTGATACTTGGGGGTCTTGACATTTCGGGGGAGTTCTGATACACTGCGGCGTAAGATCACAAGACCTGGGCACATTTATAAGACCATAAGTGCAAGACCCTGAGGCATTTAAAGGGGTATATAAGGGTCTTAATTGATATCAATTCGCATCATTATCACAGAATAATAACAATAATTATCACACCATTTCACACACAAGAATATATTTATTTCAACATTTAGCCCTCATTTTTTAACAATTAACCCATAAATAAAAACATATCTGCGTTAATCAAATGGCATCAATCTACATCATAGAAAATAAGGAAAATGGTAGAAGATATGTGGGCAAGACTACACTATCAAATCCTTATGAGAGATGGAGGCAACACAAATACAACGCAAAAGGGCATTACAATCCTATGGTAATCAGTGACGCAATCAATAAGTATGGGGCAGATAACTTTACCTTTTATGTAATAGAAACTTGTGATGATGAAGATGTTAATGAAAGAGAGGCATATTGGATTAACAAGTTTGACACATACAGAAATGGATATAACTCGACTCTCGGTGGTGAGGGTGTAAAGAGAGACATACAGTTAGCATATCATCCAGACACTATTCCTATCAGTTGTTATACATTAGATGGGAAACATATAAAGAATTATAAGAGCAGAGGAGCAGCAGGTAAAGAGTTAGGAATATTGAGAAGTTCTATAACTGCTTGTATTAAAGGAATAACATTTCAAGCAGGTGGATATAGATGGAGTTGGAAAGATAGTGATTTAGTTGATGTGAAAAAAAGAGAAAATACGAGAAGTAAGATATACGGAATTCATAAAAATGGAGAAAGGAAAGTATGGAATAGTCAAGCAGATTGTGCCGAAGATATAGAGGGAAATAGAAAAGTTAATGCTAATATAAGGAGATCAATCGTAAGTGATAGTAATAATAAATTTGAGTGTAAAGGTTGGTATTTGTTTAGGGAAAATGTTGAGACCTTTATAGCAGCAACTCCAAATAGATTTAACTCAGAAACTGGAAAGAAAGCACGATTAAGATAATAAAAAAAGAGGGTCTAATCCCTCTTTCTTCATTGATTTTGAGATGCAAATGTTTCTATGGAATGAACTGCTCGATTGCCTAAAGATGCAATTCCATTGAACCCTACTGTGGAAAGAACAATACCAACAACAACGCCAATCAGGAACTTAGACATTTACTTTTCAGAGTAAAGACAGGAACTAAACTTACCAGGAGTTGCTAAGACTTGTCCTCCTTTTGCTATACATTGTGCTTCGATTTGTGGGTTTCGGACTTTTAGAACACCGACACAAAGTGCGAGGAAAAGAATACAGAAAAGGGCAATGATTGCGTTTACTTCAAATTGAGATTTGTTCAAAACTTTTCCATCCATTGTTGAATCTTTTGCAGTGCAGTTTGTTCATCATTGCACTTACACTTACGGAACTTGGCAGTGTTTAATCCTTTGGAGATTAGTTCCAGTTTACCATCAGCAAGACAGAAGATTCCATACCTTGAATTATGGAAGATATTGTTAATCCAGGAATCTTGAGTATCAGCACTCACCTTGAAAAAGGTGGAAGTGTGATTAGCAAGAGTGCTAATTTCGGTTTTGATGAAGGGGAATGACATGGTACTGTTGCTCATACTATAGGTACACTTTCGAGGTGAGTAACTTTAATTCATCGAAGAATCATACCTTCAGTGAAAGGAATTGGTGCATTATTGTCTGCATCAATAATAACCCATTCAAAGTTTTTTTGAAAGATACGGGCACCATTTCCGTGAACTTTTAGAATAGCATTGAGACGTGATTTGGTGGTGTTAGTTTTATACCCACAGGTGTAAAGTTCAATGAAGGTATCACCAATCGTTGCAATATGATTGCCGTGCAGATAAACATAATTTACATCACGTT